GATGGACGAAGGCGCCGGCCTTTTCCCAGCAGGCCTCCAGCATCGCCTGGCGGCGAGATGCGTGCCAGCAATACCATGCCGCATCCTCGGCGATGGCTTCGGCCACGGCCGCCGCGATGAAACCGTCGTAGAGTTCGGCACCCTGGCTGCTGTCGTCCCACGTGGTGCCGTAAGATGCCGACCAGTCCTTGTTGCGGGTCGGATGGTTGGAGCCGTCGTAGTCGACCAGGTATGGCGGGTCGGTGGCGAACAGGATCGCCCGCTCGCCATTCATCAAGCGGCGCACATCGTCGTGGCTGGTGCTGTCACCGCAGAGAAGCCGGTGATCGCCGAGGATCCAGAGATCGCCGGTGCGTGAGGCCGGGTTGCGCGGTGGTTCGGGGATGGTGACGGGCGGAACACCGGCGCCGCCACCTTCCTCGCCTTCGCCCTCGGGCACGAATGCCAGCAGCTTGTCCAACTCGCCATCGGAGAAACCGACCAGCGAGAGGTCGAAATCTTCGGCGAGCAGGTCGTTCAGTTCCGCCGACAGCAGCGCCTCGTTCCACGTGCCGAGTTCGGTCAGCTTGTTGTCGGCGATCCGGTAGGCACGGCGCTGTGCCTCGGTCAGATGCCCCAGCACAATCACCGGCGCTTCGGTCAGCCCGAGCTGCGTCGCCGCCAGCACCCGGCCATGGCCTGCGATCAGTTCTCCGTCCTCAGCGACGAGGCAGGGCACGGTCCAACCGAACTCGGCCATGCTGGCGGCGATCTTCGCGATCTGATCCGCGCCATGCGCCTTGGCGTTCTTCGCGTAGGGCTGGAGCTTTGCCAGCGGCCACATCTCGATCGCGTCCGGGGCGAAGCTCAGCGTCATGGCGGACATGGTTCCCTAGTCGGTTGGATACCCGGTGGCTTCTGGACTCCGGACGCCGCGCTGGACTCCATGCGGGGTCCAGCGGCCAACAGTGTGTCCGGCAGAAAGGTTTGTGTTTATTGAGGCTTGCGCGGGTTGCAGGTGGATCCGGCTTCCGGGTGGCTTCCCAAAAATCCGGCTCTGCCGCTGGCGATGTGCCGCGCTTCGCCCGCCAGCATACGATTTTCGCCAGGAAGGTCCCGTGAACTCGTCTGGAAGCGGGACCGAGACCGCGACGCGCGCGCCTCTCCCGAGGATAGCCAAAAACCTAGCCCGATCCGCCGTTTATGTCCGTTCGAAAAGTGTCCGGCGGACACCTTCCTCGCCACCGCTCACCGCTGCGCCGCGCCAGCCAGTTCGATTACTTTGCGCTTCGAGTAGCTGCGGTTGAGCCGCCGACCGTTAAGCCGGAATGCGATGACGCAGAGCGCGTAGAGCCAGTGCTCGTGAGCGGCGGAGCGCTGCAAGCCGACCGTCCAGCAGATGGTTTTCCAACGCTCGCCGTAGGCGCGCAGCCAGACGATCTTGCCGTCGATCGGATCGAGTCCCACCGTCCAGCTCAGCGTCTCCTCCATCCGGCTGATGGCCGCAGGGGACGGGATGATGCGCATCGGTTTCGGTTCCTGCCCAACCTTGTCGGCGAAGGAGTGGACCACCTCGGGCCACGTGCTGAAATAACCCTGCCGTCGGGGTTCGGGCAGGCGCTTGAGCACGAAGGCCGCTTCCGACAGACGTTCCTCGACGAGGCTTGGTGTCCACTCAGTCATCGACGTGCCTCCTTCGACTGATCGCGATCGCCATAGAGCTTCTCGCCGAGTTGGCGGATCAGCTCGCGTTCAGGCCAGGTCAGACGGTCATCATCGAGAGAGACCGCGAGGACGCGCTGCTCGCGCCAGCCCTCGCGCTTGACCTCATCGGGACTGAGACGCTGGCCGCCATATCCTCGTGGCGCCCACCTCACAGCACACCTCCCCGGGTCTCCATCGCCCAGAGCAGGATGGCGATCGCATCGGCCTCGTTGTCGTCAGCAGGCCGGAAGCCGCGCTGGCGCATCGCGGCGAGCACGGCATCCTTGCCGGCGTTGCCCTTGCCGGTGGCGAACCGTTTGATCGTGCCGACCGGCACACCCTGATAGGCGACGCCCTCGCGCTCGCACCACGCGGTCAATGTCGCGAGGAAGCCGCCGTAGAGGTGGGCGGCGTCGGTGCCGATGTGGCGGCGGACCTCCTCGAAATAGATCGCGGCCAGTCCGCCACTGTCGTCGGCCAGCTGTTGGAGCCAGTGCTGGAAGCGCAGGTAGCGCATGCCGCCGCCGTCGTAGCGCCCGCTGCGGAAGGTCACTGTCCCGCTGTGAACGATCCCGCCGATGAGGCTCGCCCAGCCGGTGGTGGTGCCGAGGTCGAGGGCGAGGATGGAGCTGCCCGCATCCACAGACGCGACGGGTGCAGGTGGACAGTCGGCTACAAGGAGGGGTGATGGATGCATGCTCATGCGGGTCGATCCTGTTCGAGTGTTTTCGGAGATGAGTGGCCCGGCACGCCATGCGCGCGCGAAGCCCCTGGGGGTGGGCGAGGGAGAACCCGCCTGCGGCGTTCTCCCCCACCCCCGAAGGGGGTGGCTTTCACCCCCTAAACTTGACGCCACAGACAGAGCATTGAGGTGGCGAGGATTTTTCCAGTTTGGGGAGGTTCTGACAGGTCGAACGACCCAATCTGATGTCAGCGAAGCCGATCTGGTCGCTGCGCAATTCTGAAGGGGTAGTTTCGGTAGCGCGCCCAATCTGGTCACAACTGGCCAGAGCGCAGTTCCGCGCGATGATGGCGGAGCAGTTTCGGGACCGCGCCTCATCTGGTTCAAACTGGTCAGCGTGCAATTCTGCGGGGGGTGTTTCGCGCGGGGGATCATGACTGCTCGCCCTCCGGGTAGACCCACACGTGCGGGTTCTCGACTTCGAGCAGCGCGCCGGTCTGCGGTGATTTGTAGTGGGTGGGCAGAACAGCGACGGTGGCGGGCAGGACCTCGCCCGTCTCGGGATCGACCGCTTCTCCGTCAGCCGGAGCAGCCATGCCCTCGACGCACAGGAAGCCGAAGCGCGACCTGGACGGCCCGAGCCCATAGGGCGTGCCGTCGCGCACGAACTTCACAAAGCCTTTGGTTGCGAGGACGTTCAGCCGGTCGCGGATCGTGTCTTTGCCGCCAAGCCCGCCCCGGTTCTCGAAGGCTTCTGCGAACTGATTGATGGTGTAGAGCCGCCCTTCGAGCGCCTCGTCGAGGAGGACGCCGAGGATGACGTCGTGCTTGCGCACCCGCTCCGCATCCAGCTTGTCGCCCAGCGCTTTGCGCACCAGGCGCTCGCTCGACCGATCGATCGCGACCCAGCGCCCATCGGCCTTGTCGATGATCATCGGTTCGATGCCGGGGCCGTTGCGCAGCTCGAAATGCAGCATCCGCTCGGGCCGATCTTCGTCGGGCCGGTGCATGATGATGCCGGAGCTGTAGAAGCTGCGGAGGCTGCCCGCGCCCGAGAGCGCCATGAACGGGTCCTCGACGAGCTGCTTCTTGGTGATCTTGCGGGTGTGGTGGCAGAGGATCAGGCCGGCATCGGGAGCGACCGCATCGCGCAATGCCTCGACCCGCTCCTGTAGGAAGAAGAGCATCGCGGTGTTGTCGTTCTCGCCGCCGCCTTCTGGGCCACCGTCGAAGAGGTTGCGGATAGGGTCGATGCAGAGAATGTCGGGCGCGCCATGGCCGTAATGGGCGCGAACCGCGGCGACGGTCAGAGCCACGCCGCCGGCGTCGAGCAGCATGCGGACCTTGGGCGTGGCGACGAGGTTGTCGCGCGCAGCGGCCAGGAGCGCCGGATCGATCCGGATCGCCTGAAGGCGCTCCCGGAGGTAGTGGTACTGGATCTCGGCCTGCAGATAGAAGATCCGCAGCGGCCGGCTCGGCGCGAAGCCGAGGAAGGGCACGCCCGCCGCCATGTGGACCAGCAGGCTAATCAAAAAGTCGCTCTTGCCGACCTTCGGTGCTCCGCCGAGCACCAGCATGCCGCCCGGCGTCAGTACGCGCGGTGCGATGATGTCGTCCGGCATCGGACTGGTATCGTCGAGGAGCGCGCCGAGCGTGAACGCCGGCAATGCTGACATGGGCGGCGCGCAGAGCCGTTCGAGGGCCGGTCCGTGGCGTTCCTCATGCAGTCGCCACAGGCGCTGGGCTTCCGAGGCGAGGCGTTCGAGCGGCCAGCTCGGGCGCAGCTGGGCGGCGTTGTACTGGCAGATCGCCTCCCACGCCTCGTCGCGGCTCGTGCGCCCTTCATGGGCCATCCGCACATAGTGGCCGATGGCAGCGCTCGCGCCCTGGAAGCGCGTCCAGTCGTCTTCGCCGCCTTCGCGGACCGGAGTAGTCAGGATCTCCGTGATCGACGGTTTGTCCGTCGACGGGCCCGGCGCGGAACCGACCCCAGCAAGTGGCGGCATGGCGTCGACCAGTTCGACGAAGTCGCGCAGGTGGACCTCGACGCGGGGGCTGTGGCGACGGATGTTGACCAGCCGCTTGAACCCGCCCTTGTGATAGACGGAGCCGGCCAGACGGATCGGCTGGTGGGCGGAACGGAAATGCGTGTCGCCGCCAACCTTCACCGCGATGTCGCCGCGCAGCCGACAGAGAAGCGCGATGTCCTCCCCCTCGGCCGGTTCGCTCAAGCGCCACCAGACATGCAGCTTGTCGAGACCGTCGGGCGTGCGGCCGCCGCTTTCGACGAGCAGGGTCGGTTCGCCCAGATGCCGGATGAGGTGGTCGAGCTTGGCGACGATGTCGCCCGCATCGAGATCGACCAGAACCGTCTGCATCTGCAGGACGTCGGCGGCCTTGGCCTTGCCGGTCTCCGCAACCGTTCCCGGCACCACATAGAAGGCAGCGCCCTCTCGTGCCGCCCAGCCGGCAAAGGCGACGGATTTTTCCAGCAGGCTGTCGTCGATCTCGATCCAGGCATTGTGGGGACGACCGTCAATCCCCTGGCCCTTGTCGACGAAACCGCGCAGCGGCACCCAGCCATCGCAATAGGCGAAGACGACGTCGAGAAAGATGGCGATCTGCTCGGGATCCGGCTCGATGTCGAAGGGATCGGCCTGGGGTTCGGCGTCGTTGAAATCACGCCACGCGTCGAGGGAGACGATGTTGTTCTCGCTCATGCCGGGAGCCCCCAGCAGCGTTCCGCCCATGGACACATGCGGCACTCGTGGAAATCGCGTGTCGTGGCGATCCGCGGCAGCAACTCCCCGGCGTCGGTTGCCTGCAGGATCCGCACACCGCGATCGCTCATCCGTTGAGCGAGGCCTGAGTCGAACGGCACGAGTTCGTGGTGGAGTTCGGCGGTGTCCTTGTTGATGGCGGTGAACAGCGCCGGATTGTCGGAGATGCCCGGGACCTGCGCTTCCATGTAGGCCTGGTAGAGGGCGATCTGCGCCGCGTAGACCGGCTTCGCCAGACGCACGCCTTTGGCGACGGTCTCGCGCCAGTTCTTCGCGTTCATCGTCTTGCATTCCCAGAGCGCGGGAACGCCGATGCCCAGCGTCACTGGCGCAGCAGCGATGATCCCATCCACATGGCCGCGGATGCGGCCGCCGGCGACGGAGAGGCCGAATTGCTCCCCATCCGCACGGTTGCCCTTGCGGGTGTAGAGATCGAACCCGGAAGCCCGGAGCCAGCGGACCGCGAGATCTTCGAGAGCGTGTCCGATCTCGAAGATCCGCAGCGTCTGGCCGGAGAACTCCTGGCCCTCATCCTTCGGCGCGCCCGCGAACTCGAGCTGGAGGGCGCGCTCGCACGGGTGTCCGAGGCGGGAGCCGCCGAGATAGGTCCGTGACGGTGTCGCGGCGCGTGCGGCTTTGGTCGCCGTGTCGATGACCGCGTTGATGCGCTCAGAGCAGGTGGGTCGGTGATTATAGTCGAGCATCAGAACGGCACCTCCGCGTCGGCGTCGGCAGCCATGGCATGCATGGCGTCCTGGAAGCCGCCGACGGCGACATCGATGAGCGTGAGCACCTGCTCCTCCGACAGATCGGAGAACCGCGCCTGCCAGCCGATCTCCTCCATGATTTCGGCGACCGGCTTCATGGCGGCGCGGATCGCCGCCTTCTCCTGTTCGGTGAGATCAACCATGGCCCAGCGCTCCCGCGCCAAGCGCGTCCAGAAGCCTTGGCAGGCCATCGAGCAGAACCAGACCGAGGGGCGCGGCTGCTTCGACCGCACCGGGTCGAACCAGCCAAAACCACGGGTGGGTCGCCGGCAGACAGCACATAGCGTTCCACGCGGATGCCAGAGCCGCCGCCGGTCCTCGGCCGTGATAGGGGTGAGAGAGGCCATGGCTCATGCCGCCCTCCCGATAGCTGCTTCGGGCGCGGAATCGGCCGCCCCGAAGACGAGGGCGCGGATACCGTCGCGGTTGAACCGGAATGCCAGAAGCGCCGATGCCTGGTAGCGGGTGAGCCCGAAATCCTGCCGGTACTCCGGCGGCAGGAAGGCAAGCTGCCGGTCGGTGGGCGGCTGGTTCAGCCAGCGGCGGGTCTTGTGCGCGCTCTCGTCGCTCTCATGCTCGTTGAGCCAGTCGTCCGCCGCCGCCAGACAGACAGTGCGCTCGCCCATCGCCAGCAGATGAGGCCGCTGCTTCTGCAGACCGCCGATGCCGTACCACCGGCCGTTCAGGAAGAAGACACCGCCCCAGGCATTGAAGCCGTTGGCGATGAGCGCGGCATCGTCGCCGAAGAGATCGCACCAACGGAAACTCGACCGCTTCAGCAGGTCGATCTCGGACATCACGAAGTCGCCGAGCGGCGCTGCTTCGCCGCCTTCGGGACGCTCCCAGACATGACCGCACAGCGGGCATTCGGTGGTGGCGAGCGGCACGATGGCGCCGCAGTCCGGGCAATCCTTGGTCGGCGCTTCGCCGGAGGGCTCGCGACCGTCCAGGTCGACGTCCTGCTCCAGCGATCCGTGCAGCAGGGTCGACGTGCCGAAGTCGAGCACGATGCAGTCGGTCTTGACGACGCCTGGATGTTCCTCGGGCGAGACCGTGCGCAGGCCGCGGCCGACCATCTGGATCATGGTCGACTTGTAGGAGCTCGGCCGCAGCAGCACGACGCAGCCCGTCGGCGGATGATCCCAGCCCTCGGTCAGGACGGCGACATTGACGACGACCCGCAGCTCTCCGGCGGCGTAGGCGTCGAGGGTCGTCTTGCGGTCGGTATCGGCCATGTCGCCGTGGATCAGCCCGGCGGCGACACCGGCCGCGTTGAAAGCGGCGGTCACGTTGCGCGCATGGTCCACGGTCGAGCAGAACACCACCGTCTGGCGCTCGCCTGCCTTTTCCCGCCAGTGGCGGATGACGGCGTCCGTGACCGGCGACCGGTTCATGATCGCGTCGACCTCGGCCATGTCGAAATCGTCGGCCGTGCGGCGCACCATGGTGAGCTGGTCCTGGACGCCGACATCGATGACGAAGGTGCGCGGCGGCACGAGATGGCCGGAGGCGATCAGTTCGCCGATCCGGATCTGATCGGCGACGTTCGAGAACACCGGGCGCAGACCGCGCTTGTCGCCCCGGTTGGGCGTCGCGGTGACGCCGTAGATCCGGCACATGGCATTGCGCTGGAGCGCGGTGTCGATGATGCGCCGATAGCTGTCGGCTGCCGCGTGATGCGCCTCGTCGATCACCAGGAGGTCGAGCGCGGGCAGCTGGTCGAGATTGCCCGCGCGCGCCAGCGTCGGCACCATCGCGAAGGTGACCTGTCCAGCCCACGACTTTTCCTTCGCATCGACGACCGAGGTCGTGATCTTCGGGTTCACCCGGCCGAACTTGCTGCGGTTCTGAGCGGTCAACTCGTCGCGGTGGGCGAGCACGCAGGCCTTGGCGCCCGTGCTCTTCGGGGTTTCGCCGACCATGCGACCGACGACCCCCGAGAGCATGATCGTCTTGCCGGCTCCGGTCGGGGCCACGCCGAGGGTGTTTCCGTGTTCGTCGAGCGCGCGGACGCTGCGCTCGACGAACTGCTTCTGGCGGGGACGCAGCAGCATGGCCGCCTCACTGCGCCCAGGACGGGCGCGTGCCCGGCTGCGGCATGGAGGGCTGGGAAGGCTGAGCCTGCGGCTGCGGTGCCGCACCGGGCACGCCCATGAGGGCGGCATAGTCCTTGTGATCCGGCGTCACGGCCGCGCGGATCTCATTCTTCTCCTCGCCGTTCGTGTCGGTGCCGATGTCGATCCGCGCCACGAACTCGAGCCCGTCGAGATCGGCAAAGCCGCTGATGCGACGGGCGGCCTGGGCCTGAGCGGACGTGTCCTTGTCCGAAATGCCTCGCGCCGAGTTGAGCATGCCGCGGATCAGGCTGCGGCCCATGTTCGCCCAGTCCGGCCCCTTGGGGCTGTAGAGCCCGATCAGGGTGAAGATCTTGCGCCGGGCGTAGGGACCTTCGAGAACCGTGAATTCGCCCGAGAGATAGACCGAGCCAGTGGTCCCCCGCGTGGCGTATCCGCCGGTCCAGCCCTGCGCCGGATCGTCGAATCCGCCCGGACGGATCGTCAGGCGCACCTTGGCCAGCGTGCCCTTGGGGATGATGTTGCTGTTCTGCTTGGCGTCGTTGAAATCGTTCCAGGATCCAGTCATGGCTGGGGTCTCCTCGTTCAGGCGTTTTCGGAATGGGTGGGTGCGTCGGAGGTCGGCGCCGTCGCGGCCGGGGGCGCGCTGCGATAGGCCAGCCGCTCGGAGGCGGGCTTCACGGGTCCGCGAATCTTGGCCATCAGGCGGCCGAGATGCGGCTCCTCGATCAGGTCGAGACGGCCGGAGCGATCCTTCGCCGGGAAGTTCCATGGGTTGATCGTCTGGCAGACGAAGGCACGGTAGGGCGCGCCGGACTCGTCCTTGATCTCCGCCATCGTCAGAACTTCATCGACGATGCCCGGCAGCTCGAGGCCGGTCTTCGAGCCGTCGATCTGCGGCTGGAAGATGCGCCGATTGAAGTCGTCGAGCTTCTCGTCGAGGATCCCGACGAACCAGACGTTCTTCGCCCGCGTGTGCTGGAGATGCGTGAGCCACGCGATCATCTCGCGGCCGTGCAGGCCGTAGGCGCCGCGGACATCGGGCTTGCCGGTCTTGTCAGAGAACGCCTCGGGCTGCCCCTTGCACCATTGGAAGCAGAGCCGCCCGGCGACGGTGATCGAGTCGATGAAGACCGTGTGGTAGCGGTCGAGCGAAGCCGGATCGCCGAAGCGCTCGCACACCGCCGCGAAGTGGGCCTCGCTATAGACCTGGTCGTCCCGCAGCGCCGGATTGGGGCCGCCGATGAACACCGCGAAGTCGCGGCACTCGGCCCATGTGCGCGGCCGGACGCTGTCGCCGGACCATCCCTCGATGGCCAGGTCGCCCGCCTCAAGGTCGATGAACAATGTAGTGGCGTGGTCGAGCGTCCAGAGAAGCGAGGTCTTGCCGATCCCGGACTTGCCGAAGATCGTGCCCTTGACGCCGCGCGGCTCGGCGAGCCGCTGATCGGCGGAGATGATCGGGAGGGCCATCACTTGCCTCCCTTCGCCGCGATCAGGGCGTCGATCGCGACGTCCGCTCCCAGCGCGCCGGCCTTGCGGGCCTCGTCGTGGAGGGTGCGCACCGCATCGGTCTCGCGGTTGAGCGCCGATGCCTGCTCGTTCAGCCCGATGAGGGCGAAGGCCAGGTCGTCGATCGAGGCCGCCCCGACCGGCTTGACGGTCTCGTCGCGACGCTCGCCAAGGGCCGGCACCCGGATGGTCTCGGGCAGCTTGTCCAGCCCGTAATGGTGCTCGCGGAGCACCGCGAGCTTCTTCGTGATGCTCATGTCGTCACCTCGCTGTTCAGGGAAAGACGGAAGCTGGGCTTGCCGGTGCGGACGGTGCGCGCGTCCTCGAAGGCGGAGCGGATGTGGCTCGGCCAGGCCGCGAACTTGCGCTCGGGCACCTTGATCGCGACATCGACGTACTCGGTGGGGTCGTCGCCCTCAGCCCGGATGCGTTCTACGAGAGCGGCGAGCTTGTCCTGGTCCCAGTCGACGCACTTCGGCAGATCGGCGATCACGGTGACCGCGCCGTCATCGAAGCGGACCGTGCCGGTGTCCTTGCCGGCGGCTTGGCGCGTTGCGTGGGCACGATCGCCGTACTTGAGCGCGACGGCCCCATCGAGCCAGTCGCAGACGGTCTTGGCGCGGCGCAGAGCGTCCGCGGCCTCGTCCTGCAGGAGGGCGAGCTGCTCGGCGGGCAGAGCGGCGATGTCGCCGACTGCCATGCGCCGGAGCTCATCGAGGGAGATGCGGTTGGAGATCGTCATCACCACCCCCTCATGCCGCAGGCTTGCTGGGGTGGTCGGCGGTGCTCGCGCGGATCTGCTCGCGCTCGTACTCCTCGACGTCTTCGAGGCGATACACGACGCGACCGCCGAGCTTGACGAAGCGCGGGCCTTCGCCCGTCCAGCGCCACCGCTCAAGCGTGCGGTGGCTGATGTTCCAGCGAGCGGCGAGCTCGATCTGGTTCAAATGCCTGAGTGACATGGGTGTAACTCCGTTGATGTGCCTTCCGCTTCATCCAGCCGCTTTGGAGCGCCTGGATATGCGAGCATTTTCAACGTGTTACGGGCGATGATATATAATCAGGCCTCGTCTTTCTTGTGACGTCGGCGCACGAAAAAGCCCCGGAATCCGGGGCTTTCAGCGGGCGAGTTGTGACGTCGGGTAGATCGGGCCGTGACGTAATCGGCTCAAGCTTGTGATGTGACCGCGGTATCGACCCGGATGTCCCCGACCGAGACCTCCCGCCATTCGGGGTTCAGGCGATAGCCAGCGCGCTCCTTGTTCTGTACAAAAGTGTTTCTATCGAGAGGGATGCCCAAGCTTACAGCTAGTGGTTCAAGAGCTTTTCGGAGACGCGTTACCTGCTGGCGCATGGATTGCTCCTCTTCCCGCAATTTGCTCGCCAGATCGGGGGCCGGAAGATATGGGACTTCCGCGCGTGCGGCCTTCGCCTTACGGAAATTGTCAATCAAAGCGGCCACGACACGAAAATTCGCGCCGTCCAAATAGTGCCCTCCATGGAACAGTACGCGCTTGGCCGCTTCATCGAAGCCGAATTCAAGAACCGGGGCGCTGAGGCGATCCATGAACGCCTTGGCCTGTGCGTCGTAGTCGGAGGGCGGTGCTGATTCAATGTGCCCGCGGCTGAAGCATGTTGCCAGTAGCGAGCCGGACGGCAACTCGTTCCGGTACAAGGGCCCGATGTGCGCGGAAACCGCCGCGGTGATCACGTCCTCGACCGCCTTCGCGTGGCGCTGAAAGAGGTTGTAAACTCGGTCGCCGGCATCTTCGGTCGCCAATCCGGGAAAACGGTCGAGCGCCGATACCACCTCAGGGAAGTCCACAAGGAACCTTTCCTTCGGCGTCGCTGCGACCTTCTGAAAGAAGGAGACATAGCTAAGCGCCATCCGCAAATCATCATCGGCGCTGCGGTCACCGAGGAGCAGGTCACGCATATAGTTACTTGAAGGCTCGTGGTCTCCCATGCCGGCAGCGAGCACGGCGAAGCGCCGGTCGATGCACTGCGAACAGACGCCACAATGTTTCTGCTGTTTGGTCCATTTTCGTGGACGGGTGCAACTGACAGTCTCGCCGAGCATGTCGGCCACGCCCGCTTCCTTGATTTTCTGAGTCACCTCCTTCTTGGTCAGCCACTGCAGCGGCGTTTGGATCTCGATCTGGCGGTCCAAGAGCAGTGAGAACAATGCCTCCAATCCGCGCAGCACCTTCGGGTGCGTGGTGCGCGTAGCACGGCCGCCGACGACATCGCCCGCCAATGGTGGATTGATGCTGACGACGCCGTTCTCATAGAAGCTGAACTTGTCCTTTCCGGACATCCTCGCGACCACGAGCCCAAGGCAGGCAAAAAGGAATGATCGCGTCCTCTGTGTGAATTCCCGGGCTCTTTCATTCTCATTGCTAACCCAAACCGGGATATAGGAAACCCGCCTATCGAAGCCTCTCTGCTTCAAGCCCTCAATCAGGTTTTCCTGAACGGCCCGCACTTTCGTGGCGGAATAATGCCCGACGAGCGTGACTGACTTCCCGAGGGTGACAATGTCGTTCACGGCCCCAGCAAACGAGTCCACGCCCCCTGAGAACAAGGCGACCTCGTCATGCTCCGCGGACGCGTTGATGAGATTTGGAAAGTACAGTTCCCTTCGTTGGACCGGAGATTCGGCCCTGCGAAAATCAAACTCATAGCTGTCGTCTGACAAGAAGCCGAGGGTGTCCGCCAGGATCTCCTGTACATCAGGATGCTGCCATATCTCCAACTCGCGCACCGGGATGGAAAAGCGAAGGCTGCGTCGCCAACTCTCGCCGAAGTTCGGCAGTTTGTCAGAGCCCCGAACAAGCCGCTGATCTGCACAGTAGACGTAAGCTGCCACTTCCAGCAGGTCGATCAACAAGTCTGGGACGTTTCCAAGCATCGTCCGGCTAATATAGTCGATGCGCAGATTGACGTTCTTGGCTGTCCCTTGGACATCCATAGCGATCGCGTCTGCCGCCGAGGGTTGAGAAGCACCGCATTCAATCAAGTATCGTTTCACGGTGCCCCCTTTCTGATGTCGAGCTCGATCCGCATTTTCTCAGCTGCATGGGCGGAGAATCGACGAACGTCGTCTCGCGATATCTGTTTGCCATCCCTGTAGTGGTTCTTGCCCAACCAATCTTTGGCGAAAGCGCGCATGATGAGGGCCGACTCGTCACAGTGGCGTCGGATGGAATCATTGAATGCACGGAGATCGTGAACAGATCGCGCGACCCTGCCGGCACCCACCATATTGTGGATGTTTCGATCCACATAGTAGTGGATCACGCGTTCGACGAAGTTTGCATAAAAACGATGAGCAAGAGCCGCAAATTGCTCCGTTCCCTTGAGAGCTGCGACCGACGCCTGCACATCGGTTGCTGTTGGCGCCCATAGGGTCGGCAACGCGCCTCGAACTGCTTCGCCCAAAGCCGAGAGGCCGGCACGGCGCGCTATCTCGCCAAGGTCTGTCGCCCCGGCGTGCAATCGCCTCTGAACCTTCTCAATAGCGCGATCATAGCTGACGAGCACATCTGATAGGGAAGCTGGCGCCATATCCGCCATGCCCAGATCATTGAGGTTGGCCGGGAAGTCTTTCGAAGCGGCCGCCTGGGGCGTCCTGATAAGAAGCCAAAGGGCTTCAATGAATACAGCATCTTTAAGGGCGCGCTTCAGCGCGTCCCGGCCAACCTCGGTGACTTGGTCAACCAGATCCTCGGTAGGCGTGCCGCCAGCCACCAGGTACCTGACGATCTCAGGTAGCAGGCGGTGCGCGGGCAATTTTCCGAGGCGCTGATGACCCATAGCGTTTGCCTATAGGCCGCCAGGCTGTTGCGCCCTAGCCCGGATATCTCACGAAGGAAGGTGCATCGGGGTCTGAAATCGGCGAGAG